CTTCCTTAAATTTTGATGGAGCAGCTAACATATCTGGTAATTTAGTTCTTGGATCTGGGTTAAGTGTTGGAGGTCACAATGTAACAGATATTGATGACAACACTAGTTTAGGTACTAGTGATGTAAAATTAGCAACTCAAAAAGCTATAAAAACCTATGTTGATGCACAAATAACAGCAGAAGATTTAGATGTAACATCTGATAGTGGTACAATAGATATTGATTTAAATAGTGAAACATTAGACATTGCAGGTGGGAATGCAATTAGTACATCTGCTTCTGGAACAACAGTTACAATAAATCATGATGATACATCTAGTCAATCTAATGTTAATAATTCAGGTAGCACTTTTGTTCAAGATTTAACTTTTGACACTTATGGTCATGTTACTGGAGTAACTTCAGTAGCAGTTCCAACATTAAATCAAGATACGACAGGTACAGCTGCAAAAGTAACAGTAACTGACTACTCTTCTGGAGTTTTCCCAATAGTATTGCACAATGATTCCAATCAACTATTTGATGATACTGATAATTTTCAGTTTAAACAAACTAATTCCACTATTTCAAGTACTACTGACAATCAATATACATTAACTTTAGGGGAAACAACAGATTACGCTCACTATCTTCATGGTGGTAATATTGATTTTAAATCAGGGGCTACAATAAGCACTCACGATGCCGGATTCTATATAATGGGTAATGCTTATTATAAATTAGTAAGTGGTAGTGGGGGATTTGTTAAAAAAATAGCAGCACCGTCAGAAGTGTTAAAATTAAGAGATCAAGAATTAACCTTATCAGTTCATACATCTAACGGTGATACTAGTAGTAAAATGACTCTTACTGAAGTTTTTTCTGTTACTGCAGCAGGTAATTTAACTGTAACAGGAGAGCTTGATGGAGCTTCTTTAGATATAAGTGGAAATGCAGATATAGATGGAACTCTTGAAACTGATGCTTTATCAATAAATGGAACCACTGTCTCCTCTACTGCTGCTGAACTTAATTACAATGATACAGGTGCAAGCGTAGGAACGGTAGTGGCAAGTAAAGTTGTAACTGTAAACTCTAATAAAGATGTTTCAAGTTTTAGAAATGTTACAGCAAGTGGAAATTATACAGGAGCAAACTTTGTTGTTTCATCTGATAAAAGATTAAAGTCTAAAATAGAACCTATTAAAGAAGGTTTAGAAGTTATAAAACAATTTACCTCTTATAACTACATTAAAGGTGGTGAAAAAGAATCAGGTTTTATAGCACAGGAAGTTCAAGAGGTTATACCTCACACTGTATATGAAGATAAAGAAGGTATGTTAAGTATGAGTGATAGAGGTGTTGTCGCTCACATGCACAAAGCAATACTTGAATTAGAAAAGAGATTAATATTAATAGAAGAAAAACTTAAGTAGAATGAGTGTACCTGCAAGTGGTGGTTTTAATATGTTTGGTAATAGTGACAACACAACAATTCAAGGTGCTATAACGCAAGGAGGAGGATCTGTTGCTAGTGCTGATGACTTTAATGAATTAATAGCTGCATCTACAACTAGTTTTAGTAGCCCTAATAATTTATTATTTCATCCTGCAAGCAATGGAGGAACTGATGTCACTAATATAAATCAAATAAATAATGCACTTCAATACAGACTTTATCCAGCTTATTTTTTTGAATTATGTTATCATAGAACCGATTCCTCTAATGACGGCGGTGTCTGTGGTTGTAATTCTAGTAATTCATCGGATAGTTTGTCTGGAGATTATTACATTGCTATAACTCAAGGAGGTGGTACGGGAGTTTTTTTTGGCGCAATAAACATAACAAAACCAAATGGTTCAGTTGCTCCAACAGGATTTTATAAATTTGGACCTAGTAATTCTCCTAGTCAAACTCAAGTAAGATTTTGGAATAGTACCACTGGTGTTTTTGATAGTCTTGTTAATTCTGGACTTGGAGTAAGTAGTGTTGATGTAGTATCTGGTTCAACTTTAAGTGGAATTAATCAAAACACTACAGTACTACCGACAGCATGGTCTTGTCAAAATGGAAGTATTGAATTAGCTAGCCTTTAAAATTAAAAAAGAAACTATATATGTAATAGTAATATCAACAAGTATAATTTAATTAAATTTAAAACAATGAGTGAAAAAATAGAAAAAATAAAAAAGGAAGAATTAGAAGAGATTCAAAATTTGGTAAAACAAATAAATAATGGTCAATTACAAATTGGTCAGATTGAAACTCAAAAGCACATGATACTTCATCAGGTAGCTGAAATACAAAAAGGTCTTAAAGACTTTCAAGATAATTTAGAAAAAGAGTATGGTAAGGTTAATGTAAATATTACAGACGGTACCATAACTCCAATAGAAGAAGAAGGAGATGTCAAAGCTGATACGTAAGATTAGTATTGGTAAAGATTATAAAAACGAATCTATGCATTACTCCGTAGGTCAAGAGGTCTACGGAGGGCATAAGATTTGTAACATAATCGAAGAAGATGAGGGGTATGACATCTACATACAAAAAAATAAAGATGTTATTATCTGGAAAAACTTCAATAAAAATATGGCTATATCTGTTGAATACAATCTAGAGTATTAATGAAGAGTATATATGATTTTATTATATCACCCAAAAAGTCTAGATATAACAACAGTAAAAAAGTAGGTGATAAAACACTTATACTTAACACAGAAATATATAACCATCAATATGTTAGTAGAAAAGCTACAGTAAAATCAACACCTATAGCCATACCTACTAAAATACAGGTTGGAGATGAGGTAATAGTTCATCACAATATATTTAGAAGGTGGGAAAATATAAAAAAAGAAGAGAAGAATAGTAGAAGCTATATAGATGAAAACACTTATTGTGTAAAAGAAGATCAAATATTTTCTTACAAAAGAGGTGATAAGTGGATTGCTGCAGATGGGTTTTGTTTTGTAAAACCTATAAAGTCTACAGATAAGTTTTCTTCAGATCAAGAAAAAGAATGTGTAGGTATTTTAAAGCAAAGTAACAAAGCACTTTTAGAGTTTGGATTAAAAGAAGGTGACTTAGTTGGGTTTACACCTGCAAGCACTTATGAATTTATTATTGACGGTGAAAGACTATACAGGGTTTTAACTAGTCAAATTACAATTAAATATGAACATCAAGGAAACGAAGAAGAATATAATCCAAGCTGGGCAAGTAGCAGTTGAGGAATTAATTAAAGTTGCTAAAGAAGCTATTGTAGATTCAGATGAAGATATATCAGCGGACAGGTTAAAAAATGCTGCAGCAACTAAAAAATTAGCTATCTTTGATGCGTTTGAAATACTTAAAAGAATAGAAGAAGAAGAAAACATAATAGAAAACAAAGTACCAGTTGATATAGATAAAGATGTGTCGTTTGGTGGCTTTGCAGAAAAAAGATCTAAATAAAAAAATATGGCAACATTAACACCCACATTAACATTAGCAAGTACAGATATCAGTTCAGATACTTTAAGTTTTTCTGTAACAGATTCATTAACAGTAGCGGCTCCACTTGTAGGTATTTCTAAAATAATTGCAACAGCGACCGGAAACGCAAGCGTAATAGTACCAACATCAACTGCTATTGCTTATTTATATGTTAAGCACACTGGCACAACTGATGGCTCAACAGCTACAGTGCGACAGGTAGATGTTGAATTTACTACCGATGAAGCAATTGCTCGTTTAAGTGCTGAAGAGTTTTTATTCATGCCTGTTCATCACGCAGAAGCAAACGTGGGTGTTCAGCTACACGTACAACACTCAAGCACTTCTGATGTAGTTCAAATGGAATATGCTTTCTTTACAAAAGGATAATATATGTACGAACAAACCTTATATAAGGTTATTCAGCCAATTAAATTAAATACAATATCAAGACTTAATAAGTCTAAGAAATGGAGGTACGGTTATAACAAAGAACACGATATTGTTGTAATTAGTAAGACTGGACAGATTGGGGAAATATATGAGATACAAAACCTTAAGATAGCCTTACCAAAACAAAGTAGTGTTATTAAGTTTAAAAGTAATAAATGGGAGTATACTGAATACCCTAAAGAGCTTAATAAAATAAAAACAATATTTGATTGGAAAGAATATCCCAATGATTTTAAAGAAAAATATATAGAATATATAGAAGATGAGTTCAAACGTAGAGAGGAAGGCTTATGGTACTATAATAGGGATGTTCCTACTTATCTTACTGGTACTCATTACATGTACTTGCAGTGGAGTAAGATTGATGTCGGGAAGCCAGACTTTAGGGAGGCAAATAGATTATTCTACATATTCTGGGAAGCCTGTAAAGCTGATGTTCGATCTTACGGGATGTGTTATCTTAAGAACAGACGATCCGGCTTCTCATTCATGGCGTCAGGTGAGGTTGTTAACCTTGCAACCATATCCAGTGATGCGAGGTACGGAATATTGTCCAAGTCCGGTCCCGATGCTAAGAAAATGTTTACCGACAAAGTGGTGCCTATATCCGTCAACTATCCGTTCTTCTTCAAACCAATACAAGACGGTATGGATAGACCAAAAACAGAACTCGCTTTTAGAGTTCCAGCATCAAAACTTACAAGACGGAGTATCACGAGTACGGACAAACCAGAAGATTTACAAGGCTTGGATACCACCATTGATTGGAAAAACACCGGTGACAACTCCTATGATGGAGAGAAACTTAAACTCCTCGTACATGATGAATCAGGAAAGTGGGAGAGACCAAACAACATACTCCACAACTGGAGGGTCACGAAAACAACCTTAAGATTAGGTAGTAGAATAATCGGAAAATGCATGATGGGTAGTACCTCTAACTCATTAGATAAAGGTGGTGGAAATTTTAAAAAACTATACAAAGATTCCGATGTTACTAAAAGAAACAGAAATGGGCAAACTAGTTCTGGGCTTTATAGCCTTTTTATTCCTATGGAATGGAATTATGAAGGGTTTATTGATCAGTATGGTCAACCAGTATTTGACACACCTGAAACGGAAGTTAAAGGAGTTTATGAAGAAATAATAGATGTTGGAATACTGGAACATTGGCAGAATGAAGTAGATGGATTAAAAAATGATCCTGATGCTTTAAATGAGTTCTACAGGCAATTCCCAAGAACAGAAGAACATGCTTTTAGAGATGAAACCAAAAATAGTATATTTAACTTAGCAAAAATATACGAACAAATAGATTACAACGAAGGTGTTAACAATAGCTCTGCTATAACTTCTGGTAATTTTCAATGGGTAAATGGTATTAAAGATTCTAAAGTAATATTTTATCCAGATAAAAAAGGTAGATTTAATGTTAGTTGGGTACCACCATCGCATTTACAAAACAAAGTAATACAAACACCACAAGGTAAAAAACCCGGCAATGAACACATGGGTGCTTTTGGCTGTGACAGTTATGATATTTCAGGAACTGTTGACGGTCAGGGATCTAAAGGTGCACTTCATGGATTGACTAAGTTTTCCATGGAAGACGCACCACCTAATCATTTTTTTCTAGAATATATAGCTAGACCTCAGACTGCTGAAATCTTCTTCGAAGATGTGTTAATGTCATTAATATTTTACGGTATGCCTATACTGGCAGAGAACAACAAACCAAGACTTCTTTATTATTTAAAAAGAAGAGGGTATAGGGGTTATTCAATGAATAGACCTGATAAAGTCTGGAATAAACTATCTACAACAGAAAAGGAGATAGGTGGTATACCAAACTCAAGTGAAGATATAAAGCAAGCACACGCTGCTGCTATTGAAATGTATATTCAAAATTATGTAGGATC